CAGCTTCTCCACCTTCTTTAGTGACTGTATATTCGTATCTCATTTATTTTTTCTTTCATACTGTATATATAGGTTAATGTAGGACATACGTCAAGGACTAAAAATTATTTCCCCTGGCCCCTAGATTTCTTTTTCTTTCTCTTTTTATTAGCTTTTTTTGAATGACGTCCTGGGCGTTTACGTTTAGTTTGCTTTACGTGAACGTACCCATAGCCTCTAGGCCTTTTCTGGGCCATGTTCTAGGACTTTGTCTCGACCTAAAGGTAAGTATTTTATAACACCGTTGATTTTCTGTTCGACATCAAACCCGCAATTCATGCATCTGTAATTATCATTAACAATAGAAACGAAGTTAGACATCTCATCACAATGAGGACATATACCAGGAGCAATCTCTGGTTTTAATCTAAGAAATGATCCTTTAAAAAATTTCTTCATATTTGGTCCTACCATTTTCTTTGTAAGCTTTCAAATATTGCTTTCGGTTTACCCGATCATCAAAGCTGCAGTGCACCCAGCCTGAACTCGGATCTTCTTTTTTCCAGTACTCGAGAATGAGTTGATCATATTCCAGATTTTCATGGATCCAAATTGATAATTCTCTATTGGATAGACCATAGATTTCGAAGTCGGCTGCCTGGCCTTTTGCATGCTGACTGGTGATTTTGCTACCGATCGCTGTACAGAGCTCTGGGCTGCGATATCCGCTGGAAACACTTACAACGCGTTCAAAATGGTCTCGGACAGGCTGTAGGATGTGCGTACAGAGCAATTTAAGGTTTTCCTGATGCTCAGGACTGGGGGTATTATCTATACCCTTCCTTTCGGCTGTTTGGCTTTTTGTGAGCTCTAGTAAGCTAAAATTATCACTCAGGTTCATCTGTTTTCTCCTGTAATTTATCTAAATCGTCTGTGGTGTATTCTAACTTTTGTAATGCTCTTTTCAAGGCTGAATCTTTAGCCTTACAGGCATCGGTGAGTTCGTTCACCTGTTCCTTAAGCACTCGCACTTGCTCCTTGTATTCAGCAATAATTTCCTGGTAATCAGCTTTAGACATTAGTCCTCCAGTATCTTTATAATTCTATAACCATACTTGGAGTCTGGTTCTTTCTCAATTTTTGCTTTAAGAATTTTGCATTTAAAAACTACGCGCTCGGGATTTAATTCACGAGAAGCTATGCGCTTACTCTTAAGGCATGCGCTGAGATTGGGCTTGTAAACATGTTCAATCATGTTGCCATTTAAAAATAATAATAGTGCTGTTACTGTTTCTATCATCGAGTTCCATTAGCAAACGTTCTTTGTTTGTCTTTAAGTTTTTCAATATCACTTAATACTTTTTCCACATCTTTTTGTAAACGTTCAATGTTAACGCTATTTGACATCATGTTTTCCATACGGTCTTCCATCTTTGTTATTTGTCCTGCCATGTGCTCCACTAACATGAAAAGCTCGGATTCTCCTGATGACTGGCCCAGCTCACCCCTGGGATATTTGATCCGGAATTCTGAGTTTTGATCTAGGTCTTTGGTGTGCATTTGAAGAAGCGTGTCGTGCTGGTTAAGCTTCTCTTGAATCTGGAAATAGCCCATTGTTCCGAGACTGACCATTATAATTAAACTAATTACGGTCTTCATCGGCATCTGGACGTTTTGTTCCGGGCCGAGTTTCATTTTAGTTACAATTGTTTTTGTCTAAATCAATTGGCTTGTCCCCACTATAAAACCATACATAAGATGAGAGTTTCGTTCCATCTTGTGTATAGGTACATTTTTTGCCTACTGAGCAGGCACTTAATGCAAATAATAATGCAAGAACTAAATATAATTTATTCATTTGGCTCCTCTGTTTTTTTTTCTTCGTCTTTTATTTGACAACATGTACCTGATTTTTCTTTTTCTTTGGTATGCATATTGCAAGTTTTTTCTTCTTCTATTGGCATGATAAACATTCGTCATTATTTACTGTAATTCCCTGGGGATTACAATTACATTTTTCGCATGCACATACACCATTTGCATCTGAATGTCCGCTAACATTACAGTGACAATCACACAAACAATTTTTGCATTTACTCATTTTGTTCCTTTTCAAAACCTTCTTTTAAAAGTTCATTTGTAGTTTTAGTTTCCTCAATTCCGTAGAAGTACTTATCAGTATCTTCTGTTTTCCATTTACTACTATCTTCTACATTCCACTCGGAAGTTTGTACCTTCCAATCAAAAGGAATTTCATCCCTCACTGTGAAAGATGGAATGCTCCAGATTAGTCTATTATTTGGCTGAGCCGCATAGTTGCCATCATCCAAAGCAAGTATGTGTGCGCACTTATGTTCGTGCGGGATTTCCGAATGATCTGTATCGACTATATTACTCTCTGGGTGACCCCAGTCAACCGTGAAAAGGTACGCACCGGAGCGCCACTTTTTATCTTTACCTAGGTATTTACCGGACTGACCGTCCAAGACATCAAAAGAAGTAACGCTAGGATAATAACTAAAGCAATTCCATAGCTCCAACTCATCAAGTCGCATCCCAGGAACCTCACTTGCTTTAAACCCTCTTTGTATGAATGCAGAGATAGGCAAACGGTAGAATACAGCTCCATTTTCCATAATTGCATGAAAGAGGATCGGACGCCCTGTAATCGATGCCAAACCAAAGATAAGACAGTCTTCCACTTCTCCATGGTGTTCTTTAAGGTCATAGAGATATTCCCTTCTTACCTGCGCATACGTGGCAGGAATGTTTGCGTTCAAGTAAGCCATGCAACATATAGTCCTAGTTTGCTAAAAAATAAATAGCAACAATTACTACCACAACAGCGGCAGAAATCTTTGGATTAGCTTTTGCTAATGTCCAAAGTTGTTTTACTTTTTCCATAGTTCCTCCTAATTTATATTACCCCAGTTTTCGCCAGCTTCATAGTCAACTTTATTAGGTACTTCTAGCTCAACTGAAGTTTCCATTATTTGTACTATCTGTTTAGCTTCTTTATCATCTTTTACGGAAATATCCAACTCATCATGTACTTGTATGTGCGGTATAATTCCTTCTTTATGTAGATCAATCATAGCTTTTTTAGTCATGTCAGCTGCTGATCCTTGTATTAATCTATTTAATGCTTTGTATGTATAGGCTCTTCTGATCCCTGGTCCGTGTTCCAAGAGCGCTTGATCATGAGGTAATGCTTTATGAATCCCGAATTGATTAGGTTCCCATAAAGGAAAACGACACAGTCTACCCATTAAGGTACGAATCTTGCCTGAATCTTGAGCACGTTTCATTACAGCATCCATTAACATTTTAACAAATGGAACTTTAGCATGATACGTTCTAAATAAATCTTCGGCTTGAAGTTTGCTCACTCCAAGTTCTGCTTGTAATTTATTTTTTCCCATTCCATAAAATAATCCTAGGTTAATTGTCTTGGCTTGACGTCTTGGTATGTCAGCCATATCCGCTACAATCTTATGAAAGTCAGCGTCATTATTTTTATAAGACTCAACCACTTCATCAACACCATATAGATTTTGTAAGGATGCATAGTGCACAACCAGTCTTGGCTCTTGTTGGTTATAATCAAAACAACCCCACTTACATTTTTCTTCAGGTATAAATAAAGATCTGATCCGTGGTCCGAGCTCCTTGTTTCTTGCTGGAACCTGCTGGAGATTTGGATTATTCATACTGAATCTTCCCGTCACGGTTCCTCCACCTTCGGCTCGAAGTTGGTTAATTTCCGCATGAATCCTACCTTTTTGACTATGTTTTAAGATGGTATCAATAAAAGTTGTGTGAGCTTTATTAATTTCTCTCGCCTTGGCGATACACTTCACGACATTGTGTGGATGATTGGATAAAAAGTTCTTAGTAAAACTAGGGTCTTCAGTCTTAACCGTTCGATCATAAGGAAGTCCTAACTTATCAAAGACTTTAGCAATGGATCGTGCAGCCCAGATCTGGACATCTATCCCCGTACTTACTAACACCTCACCCAGCATTTTTTTCTCTTGTTCGACTAATGTTTTCTTTTCGATCGCGGCTTGTTCTTGATTTACACGTACTCCGAGAAATCTCATCTCCACTAAACAAGGAAATAATTCCATTTCCATTTTAAAGATTGCTTCAATATCCTGGTGTAAAATTTCTTTTTTTAATTCTTGCCACAACTCCAGTGTGAGTTGTGCGTCACGCTCTGCGTAAGCACCAACGTACATGGCTGGAAGTTTATACATTTCAGCTTTCGGATCGACTCCCCATGATTTTGCTGCTTCATATAATGCAGATTCATCTTTACCTTTGCCTACATAATCTCGTCCACAACCATTTAAATCATAACGTAACCGATTCTCATCACATAGGGCTGCGCCTATCATAGTATCTATAATACGTCCGTTAATTTTTAAACCCATGGCTCTCAACCAACAGACATCATACATTGCATTATGAAAAATTTTATCAGAAGGTGTTTTTAAAACAGCGGTTAGCCATTTGATGATCATCTTACGATCCATATTACCACCGCCTTCATGAGCAAAAGGATAGTAGGCACAAAAATCTTCTGTGGCTACGGAAACTCCAACAACTTCACCAACTCCAACAACCGAACCTGATCCCATTCTTATATTTAAATTTGGATCTTTAGTTTCTAAGTCAATTGCTATTTCGCAGGCTTGCGTTAAATCAGGAAATTCCTCTGGCGGGAGCCACTCTGTCTGTGGCTTGAACAAAGGCATTTGCATTAAGAATAATCCCTCTCAATAATCATATCAATGTAGTGTTTTGCTTTTTCCAAATCTTGTATTTCTCCTTTATGTGCGTGTCTGCAGATATATTTAATAGCATTTCCTTCTGCAAAAAGCAATTTATTATCATTAATAAATTTACTGGGTTGAATCTTCATATCTTTATAATGAGATCCTCCAATTTGTTTTTTATAAACACTCACGTTCTGAATGCCTTATAAATATCTTTAGGTTTAATAATATGTAAATGATCTTTGGTCCGTGTCGCACCCACATAAAATAAACGATTTTCATCATCAGGAAAACGATCCATATTTTTTTGAGTATTTCTACTTAAGTCAGTAAGAAGAACTACATTTTCTGCCTCACCACCCTTGACACCATGAATAGTTGATAATAAAATACGCGGCGGTTTATTAAGTTGTTCCCCATTCCCTCTCATTTTTCTAATATATTTAATTTGTTTTTGCGGTGCGGAATCAAAAGCGTCATACCAAACCAACTTGGTTTTTAATCCCTGATTATTATAAGCTTCAGTCATGTTGTAAGATTTATCTTTATCAAGTACTGAAGACTTTCTTTTTGATAATGATTAGGAGACATATAAGAAGCTATTCTTTTAATTTGATCAGCGTTTAAGTCTTTGTTTTTCCTCCATTCTTCCCAATCAATAACAGCTTCATATAAATCTTTTTCATAACCTTTCTTAAATTTATTTCGATAATATAATCCTTTAGAATACAAAACATTTTCTAATTCATTTAACATGAAACGAGTTCTTGCTAATACAAACCATTCTCCACTACTCATATCAATGTCTTGAAATTCATGATAGTAAGAGAGTTGTCCACTTTTACTTTTAGGCGCCCATTCCTTATGAAGTCTCTTAGAAATTCTTTTAACAATTCCCATAGCAATATCGTGCACTACTCCTGGTACTCGATAAGATTGGGTAAGATTTAATATTTTTCCTGTTTGAGTAATGAAGCTATCTACATCAGCACCAGCCCATCGAAAGATTGCTTGGTCATCATCCCCAGCAATAAATGAATCTTCAGCATTAAACATTAATGCTGTCGCCATATCCCATTGCATTCGAGATAAATCCTGAGCCTCATCAATAAAAACCGTATCAAATTTAGGACATACATCTGATTTAATAAACTGAGTAATCATGTCATTAAAATCTATAAGACCATATTGTTTTTTATAAGCTTTTAATTCATTATCTAAAATTTTTAAATCTCGAACCGATAAATCCTGACTGTGTTCTCGTAAATTATATTGTTGTTCAGGAGTGATCCCTCGTAATTGAGCAAGTTGAATCACTCTTAAATAATCACTATGTGTTGTAAAAATTCCTGTTTGTTCTTCATCGTATTCGTTATAATCAATGCGCATATTGATCTTATTACCCAGATCAACATAATGTTTACGTTGCATTACGTTTTCTTTTTTAATTCCGAGTCTTCTAAAAGCTAATGAATGAAGAGTTCTGAAATAGGGAAGATCATCTTCACTTAAATTAAATTTATCCATGGCTCTATCTCTTGCTTCATACGCAGCTTTTTGAGTAAATGAAAAATATCCAATTTTATTGGGGTCTGTTTGCTTTAAACAGTTATCTACTTCATTTAATAAGGTATGAGTCTTGCCTGTTCCTGGAGGTCCTAATACAATAGTTTTCAAAAGACCTCTTTAGGTTTGAATTGTTTTGGACGATATACATTTTCTTCTTTATCAAATTCTTCTATCGTCATGATTGTTTTGTTTTTCTTTCCAATAACCTCTCTTTTAATGTTAACTCCACATTTATCTCTTAATAACATCTGAGTTTCATCATATTTTTCAATCCATCTTCGCTTCAGTAAATATTTATTAAAAAATTCTCTAAAAATAAAATGATGGACATTCTCATGAGTCCACACTAATCCAAATATCATATCTTCCTTCGTAGCCCCTGCTGCTGTACGATCCGTACAATATTCTTCAAGATGGTCAAGAAGTTGTTCTACTTTGGAAGATCCTTTAGGAGGTTCTATAATTTCTATTCCAGAAAATAAAAGTTTAACCATGTCATTAAATTCTTTTTTCTTTAATGTTTGTGGAACTTTGTTGGCTTGTTCCATCACAGCTCGTTGAAATAATCTTTGTTCCTGTAAGTATGATGTATCTTTAAGTCTCACTCTTTCTCCATCCACATTGACATAATAATAAGGCTCATCTAAATTTATTTTTTGTAGATCACTTAAGTCTGGAAATAAGGATTGTCCTCTAATTCCAAATTTTCTAGTTAAACATAATTTTTTATCACAATGATCACACATTGGTTCTTCATTACATTTAAAACCAAGTTCGCGTGTTGAATTGTATTTTATCTTTTCTTGAATAATTCTATCTTCTAATGGTGGATCAAAATATTTATAGTTGAAAGCATTAATATGCTTTGCCCATTCTTCTGGCCATTTTCTTTTTGCATATTGTATATATTGATAAAGAACTCTATCTCTGCCATCGTTTAGTTTAGTTTGAGTTAAGGATTCTATACATGGCGGACCATCACTAAAATCTGATGGGGGTCTTTTTAATTCTAATTTTTCTAATTCTTCAGGGGTTAATCTTTTTATTGCTAAAAAAAATTGTGATATTGTAATAGCTTCTCCTTTAAAATTAAAGGCATATCGTGTGGTTTTTTCTGAATTAAAATATGGTAAATTTAAAAAATTTCCTGTATCATCTTCGGACTTCAATTCCACTTGTTTCGGAAAAACTTCTGCATTCCCAAATCCTAAAAAGGCACTAATCGCTGTGAGTTTATCTCGTAAAAGTTTAGCTTCTACGGGCGTTGTAGTAAATAAAAAGATGTGTGCTCCTCCACTTTTAGATCGACATACAGTTAGAGGTAATTGATTATTATTAATAAGGTTGATAAGTTTTTTATGATTTAAATTATATTTATCAACATCAATACATCCCCATCGACATTGATTATTTTCATCAATAGGAATGATACCTAAACTTGGTTCAATACCATTAAGGTGCTCTTGCCAAAGTTTATCAGTGACGGGTTCACGTTTAACAAAAGATTTTCCTTTAATCTTTGTTCCATCGGCGCCCTTTTTTTCAACGTAGGTACACCCATGAGCTCGCTTTAATCCAGAAAATAAATCAATAAAATTCTTCATAATAGTTTCGCGGGGCGGCTTAACTCTCGCGCTACCGCCCCTTTCTTCTTCACAAAGAAGTTATTAAAACGGTGCTTCGCTTTTAGGTTCTGAATCGCCATGTTTTGCTTGAACAGCGCCTTTAGCGACGTTGTTAGAAAAACCTTTAGCGATTTCATAAATCCCTTTGTCAGTGATTGGTCCAACCTTGGACACATCCCAACCAAACCATGTACCTTTGTCATTAGACTGTTGTACAGTTTTTAGTTTATAAATGTGGCTATAAGTTGGCGGGGTGAATAAACCATTTTTACCCTGCATTTTAATCCCCATCATCATTGAATTCCACTTACGACTAATTTTTAATTGAGTCGCTTTCATAGAAATCAAAGCTGTTGTAGGAGTTTTGCCGAGTAATACTACAAAGTGACTTACAGTATTTTCAAGATAGTTGCCATTAGCTAATCTATCCTTAAAACTTTTATCTCTTGTAGTTTTAGGTATGTCATCTCCTGCGTCATAAATATGAACGGGAGCTCCTTTACTTTCACCTCTGTCTTGCCATTCTATCTGCTGTCTTTTGTAATAGACGGGCAATACTTCTATCCCCTTTTCGCCATCATACAAATCGTTAGTAACGGTATTGATGATCATGCCAGGTTGTGCACCTTGAACATGTTTAGCGTCCCTCGTATTTACTTCAGGGGATAATTGGCCCAAGACTTTGAGAAATGGTAAAGCTAAATCTTCCTGCTTTATATTCGCAATGCCTTCGCCTGCATCAGCTTCGAATACATTCGTAGCCAATGGTCCTGCATTATCACGTTTCGCGATTGCTGCTTCTTGTTTCATGTTTATTGTTTCCTTGTTAGTTTGGTTCGGTTTCCTACGAACACGTTAAAAATATCCGTTGGCATTTCTTTTCCTTTTTCGATTCGCTCACGGACGAGTGCTTTGAGAGTCATGGGCTCAACCTTCAACTTTTGTGTCGGTTGATACCCTTGACCCTTTGCAAGGTTAGCATATTCTGCCGCCTTGTTATCTTCATTCCGTCCAAAGGAAACGGTAATATCATTTTTAATAATATCACCTAGGCCATTGGAACGAAGCCAACTATACGCCGCTTCTCTATTTTTGATAGAGATATTCGCCGCATAATACGGTTTCACATCCACTGCAGATCCATCTGCAAGTTTGAGAGAAGATAATCCCATTTCACTTAAAAGTGTGGGAATAACTTCTCCTGAAATTCTTTCAATTTCTTTTTCTTTATCTTTTAAAGCTTGCTCTTCTGCTTTAACTTGATCTTCTAAATCTCTTAACTTTTTAACTTGATCAGCTAAAGATTTTATATTTTCTGTTCGATCCAAAACTTCTGTTTGGTCGTTCTCAATTTGTTGTACTAACTTATTCATCTATCTTTCCTTTCTCGTAGAGATTTATTTCTAATGTATAATACACTTTTTCTTGTCTGTCCCATTTTAATAAATTGAATCTTCCATTATTTATATCAGATGCAATTGCACATGCCAATCAAATAACAGATGGGTACCCTGATAATAATAAATAATAGTTTGAGTTGTAATATTTTAAAAAACGTCTTAATTCAAAAATGATAGGACCCGGACTTAAGATAATTTGTGTATCTT